CTGGTTTAATATCAGACAGAACTCTTGGTACTCCTATACAGGATGCTAGAAGAGTTTATTTTGACGAATGGTTTTTACAAAGACCGGGTCTAAACGCAAACATTGACCAAGTATCAACAGTTGAAGTACAACGTGCTTTAAATAGAAACTGGGAAGCACTTGGAACTAACATGACTACTGCTTTAGCTACGTTTGCTACAACTTCCGCAGGAATTTTAGCAACAACTGCTGGTGCAGACCAAGATCAAGCAATTTTAACACCACATTTAGATACTGCGGCAACAGCATGGGCAGGAACTAAATGGGGAACAGAAAATGAAACTCATTTTGAAACATCAGTTATGTTACCAGCACTTGATAACCAAAAAGTTTGGGCAGGATTAAAATTAACTAATGACCAATTAGTTGCAACTGATGATGACCAAGTATTTTTTAAATTTCAAACTGATGCTACTAATTCAGAAGCATTTACTGATTTTACTACATGGCATTTTGTTCATAGTATTGGTGGAACTGATTATATTAGTCAAATACCAGTTACTGTAGCAGCAAATACACCTTATCATTTAAAAATTACAATTGATTCAGATAGAAAAGCATCAATTTTTGTAAATGGTGAACAGTATAATGTTACAACTACTTCTGGTTCTACTGGTGGTACAGCAGTAACAAAAGGTACTACTCCATCTGCTGCTTTAACTGACGATGTGGATTTAATTCCGTATGTTGGTATTGAAGCTGGTGCAGGTGCTGCTGAAGCAGTCAACTGTCATTATGTATGTTGCAGTAGAAACGTATACGAATAAACAATAATAGCTAGGGTGTAAAAGCCCTAGCTTTTTTTTTACATAGGAGAAAAAAAATGGCAGACGCAGTTACAAGTCAAACTTTATATGATGCTGTTGGATCAAAACACGCCATAATGAAATTTACAAATATTTCTGATGGTAGTGGTGAAGCATCGGTTAAGAAAGTTGATGTATCAGCTTTATCAGCAGGAAGAGATGGAACAGCTTGTTCAAAAGTTGACATAGAAAAAATTTGGTATGACATTGGTGGAATGCGAGTTGATATTGAATGGGCAGCAACAACTAATGTTAAATCATTGGTCTTAGGAGGCAGTGCAGCAGCAGGTAATGTTCAAGGACACTTAAACTTTTCAGAGTTTGGTGGAATTAAAAATACTGAAGCATCTGGATACGATGGTGATGTTGATTTAACAACAAGTGGTCACACTAATTTAGATCATTATACAATTGTAATGAAATTAAAGAAAACATACTAGGAATAAGATATGGCAACTTCTGGAACTAAAACTTCTACTTTATTTGTTGATGAAATTATCGATGAGGCTTTATCTCGTGTAGGCAGTGAGCCTACTACAGGAAAAGAAGCAAGTAGTGCAAGAAGAACTCTTAATATAATGATGCGTGAATGGGCAAACAGAGGTATTCAACTATGGACAATAGATGAAGCTACACAAACTGTTACTGAAGGCACAGCAAATTATACATTAGATTCTTTTACTTTAGACATACTAGAAGCTGTCATATCAAGAACAGAAAACAGTGACAGAACTGATTTTCAAATGGATAGAATGAACAGAGAAGATTACTTAAATATTCCTGTTAAAGCAAATAAAGGAAGACCTTCACAGTTTTTCTTAGATATGCAAAGAGCAGCACCTGTAATATACTTATATCCAACACCAGATAATTCTACAGATGTTTTTCGTTATAGTAGAAGAAATAGAATACAAGATATTACTGCTTCTACAGAAACTATAGACATACCAGATAGTTTTTTACCATGTGCAGTTAGTGGACTTGCTTATTATATGGGTCAAAAAAGACCACAAATAGATATTAATAGAAGACAAGAATTAAAATTACAATACGAAGAAGAATTTAAAAGAGCCATTGATGATGGCAGAGAAAAAGTTGATTTAAAAATTTACCCTAAACTTGCGAGGGCTTAACAGAAAGGTAATAATATGATAAAATATGGGGTCGGAATAAAAAGGAAGAAAAGAAATCCAGTTGCCGCATCAAAAAGAACTGTAAAACCAAAATTTCCATCAAAAGCTGAAAGATTGGCATCAGGATTACTTAATAAAAGAAAAATTAAAAGACCAAGTAAAGCAAGATAAAATGGATAACATAAAAAAATTAGACAGTGAAAAATGTCCTAAATGTACTTGTTTTTGTGATGATTGTGAATGCACAACAGATCAAGGATGTCCTAAATGCAATTGTTATGAGTCTGAGAATTAAAAATGGCATTTGCAAAAGGTAAATATGCTAAAGCTATTTCAGATAGAAGTGGTTTTGCATATCCATATACAGAAATGGTTAGGGAATGGAATGGTTCTTTAGTACATGAATCAGAATTTGAAACTAAACATCCTCAATTAGAACCAAAAAGACATGCAGTTGATGCAGAAGCATTAAAAGATGCTAGTCCACAAGTAAAATTACATGGTTCTGATCAATTATTTAATGGATCTGTTAATACATTGCAAAAAAAACTTGGTATTACTGCTTCAGACAAAAGAATAAGAGGTAGTTTTACTTTAGCAACAGGTAATACATTAGCCACAGCATTGACATCTACTGCAAGTTTAGGTAGTATATCAATTAGTGTCTCATAAAGTAAAATTATTTGTAGCAACACCAGCTTATGGTGGATGGCTGTGTGAAGATTACTTCCATTCTATGTTAGAATTACAAACTTTTTGTAATCAAGAACAAATTTCTTTTCGTATTCAAACACTTGGAATGGAATCTTTAGTTACTAGAGCAAGAAATACCTTAGTAGCTAATTTTTTAGATGATGAAGAAGCCACACACTTGTTGTTTGTTGATGCTGATATAGGATTTAAACCTCAAATTGTCAAAAGAATGTTAGATTTTGACCATGAAGTGGTTTGTGCACCATATCCAATGAAACTTATTAATTGGAGTGCTATTCCACAGTTAGTAAAAGATAATTTAGATTATAAAACACTTAGTTTACCTTATGTTTTAAATTTTGAAGACAAAGATAACGTACAAGTTAAAAAAGGTTTTGCAAAAGTATTAGATGCAGCAACTGGATTTCTTTTAATTAAGAAAGAGGCTCTTTTAAAAATGGTAAAAGAGTATCCAGAGTTACATTATAATACAGATCAAATATTAAATGGAAAAGAATATGATTCAAAGAACACTTATTTGTTTTTTGACACGATGAAGGATGAAGATGGAAGGTACTTATCAGAAGATTACGCTTTCTCAAGAAGATGGCAAAAAATTGGAGGAGAAATCTGGGCAGACCTCTCATCAGAACTCATCCACTATGGACAATACAAGTTTCAAGGACAACTCTGGAAACACTTCGACAAAAAAAAGTAAAGACGTAACTGTTAAAGTTACAGGAATAGAATCAAAAATATTTAGAGGAGATTTATAATGGCTAATAATGCTACAGTTACACCTATAAAAATGGCAGTAATAAGAAATCCTAAAAAAGGATTTATAAGAAACGTATCTCCAGAAGCAGTTAAAAAATACGAAGAAAGAGAACAACGTCTTATTAAAGAAGGCAAAAGGAGTAAATAATGGCAGATGATGCTTCAATAACACTTACAGCAACTATATTACCAGATGAAATAGCTAAAACTATTAGTGGTTCTATGACTGTATCACCAGATGATGCTAATGATAAATGGTATTATAAGTTAACTGCTGTTACAACAACAAGTGCAGATTTAATTGCAGGTAGTTTTTTAGATTACACAGCCGTTGACCAAGATACAGCACCCACAGCAGTAGCTACAGGTGATAAAATTAAATTTTTATTTGTAAAAAATCAAAGTTCAGCAGATGGTATTATGTTATCTATAGATGCAGGTACAGCCGCATTTAATTTAGCTGATGGTATTTTTATTGGGCCTTCTCAATCATGGTTTGGAAGATTACCAAATGTAACAGTAGCAGATTTACACGCAATATCTTCAGACATTGGTGATGCAGGAGATGCAACAGCAAATTGTATAGTAGCCGCTTTAATAGATGATGTAGGGTAATTTATGGCAACAATGACATATGCGACTTTAACGCAAGACCTTAAAGATTGGATGGAAAATGACGGAACAGAATTTTCTAATGAAACAGATAATTTTATTTCTTTAGCAGAGCAAAGAATTTCAAGAGACATTGAACCCTATGCATTTCACGAATCAGCTAATACAACATTAAATGTTGGAGATAGATTTGTTAGTAAACCAACAGACGCAAAAGTTATTTTTCATTTTTTATATTTAGATTCTAACGGAAAAAGATATTTTCTTGAAGAAAGAACTGATGAATTTATTTATGATTATTGGCCTACGTCATCAGAAACAGGAACACCAGTATATTGGGCTAATTATAGTGATACAGCAATTCTTGTAGCACCAACACCAAGTGCCGCTTTATCTATTGAAATGACATACGCAAGAAGATTAACAGAACTATCTAGTTCTAACACAACCAATTGGT